TCTCAAGGGCGCTGTTGATTCTTCCAGCTTTCGGACTGCAAATGATGTAGGCCCCTGTACGCTTGGAAGTGTTCTTTTCCCAAATAACATCAGGACAAGGGGGAAGTGTCCCGTTCGTTTCAATTTGAACGTAATATCCCGAGTTAAGGAGGATTCGAATTAGCGGGCCAATTTTCTGGCGGAAAGGTTCCCCTCCCGTTATAACAACAAGTCCAGATTCTGTGTAATTGGCAACTTCGCTAACGACAGATATTGGTGATCGCAAAGAGCGATTTGTGTATTCCGTATCGCACTTGGGACATTGAAGGTTACAACCAGCTAGTCGAATAAAGACTGCCGGTGTCCCACAGAAGGGACCTTCACCTTGAATTGTGTGGAAAATGCTATTTACTTCTAATTGCCCATCGTTGCGATTGGACAACTTTTCTATTGCTTGTTGATTCATATAACCTCGGGGATAAGTAACTCACCCGGCATTACACCGGGTGAGGGGGTTTCCGGCAGGCGCTACCTGCTAGCGGTTATATTACAGCGTGTTACTGAGCCTGGGCACCCTGATCTTGGGACGCTTCGGTAGTGGCGGCGGTTTCAGCCGGAGCAGCCGGGGTCGGGGCAGCAATACGACCGCTGATTGCGTAGAACTTGCGCCAACGGGCGTATTCTGCCTTGACGTTACCTTCGTTCAGACCGTCAGCACGGGCAGCTTCAAGGGATTCCTTGATGGACGCCGGGGCACCGTTCTTGGCGGAGATGCCATCGAAGATTGCCCAGGCCTTGCCGCACAGGGTATCGGGCTTCGGACGACGGACACCGTTCTGCTCGGGCATCTTATTGGCAGCTTTTTCAGCTTCCTTCTGAGCCTTCTCAGCTTCCTTGGCTTCCTTTTCAGCCTTCTTCTTGGCTTCCTTTTCCAGCTTTTCAGCTTCCTTCTTGGCCTTGCGTTCAGCAGCTTCGGTTTCCTTCTTCAGCTTGGCAGCAGCTTTTTCGGCATCCTTGGCAGCCTTGTCCGAAGCGGCCTTGTCAGCGGCAGCTTTTTCTTCAGGGGTCGGACCGGAAGTAACGGCACCGCCCGAAGCGGAACCTTCTTCTGCGGAGGTGGCAGCGGACATCATGGTGGCCAGACCGAGGGCCAGCAGCAACGAGGTTTTGTTCATGGTGATTCTCCTAACGGGTTGAAGTAGGCCTAGTTCTTAGGCGTGAGTGCAATGTAACACAATAAAACAGACTTGCAAAAAAATTATTTCAGATACGAGCTTTTTGCCACTTACCCAATTCATTAGATGCCGTATTCTTTTTGACACCGTGAAGGGTTTCTAGATCCCGCATGATCTTTTTACGAAGAGTCAGAACCAACTTCTGATCGGTAGGGCGCCCAACACCAATCCAGATTTCATCTGCAACATCCCAAATGAGATTACTTGTCTGACCTTTCGGGGCCGGCTGATCCACAACAGGCTTCTCCGGGTTCGGGACAAACAAAGGTAACATTTCACTGTTGGATGGGATATTGTCCAGCTTGTACTTCAGAAGCTTAACAATAGCGGAACGGACTGAGTCCGCATTTGTAATGACAGTTCCCGCAACTTGTCCAAGGTTACGATAAAGCAATTTCATTTCCAGCTGAGTAAGACCGCGAAATCCAACAGGATCGGTCTCATCCACAATGACATAGACCTTACCATGTTTCCTCTCTGCTTCACATGCCGCTTTGTCGCGATGTTTAAAAGCGACAATCATTTCCTTGCGGTCAATTAGCAACATTTCTAGCTCCGTTTATTTAAAGTACAGGCGCATTATAACAGCTATAGAAGCGCCTACAAGATTTTAGAACGGTATATCGTCCGCTTCAATTGCTTGAGGTATTGTTGGGATAGTCAACTCACTTGTCGTAGGCTTTATATAATGCTGGACAGCTGGCCCGGGATCCGAATCAGACGCTTCCACTGTTCCAAATGCCGTACCATCAAAGCAATACTTCATAATTTCAGGATACTTTTTATTAATCCAAACCCTTAAATGCGTAGGGGTCTTTAGAAGATTTGTTGTCCCCAGGGCTGCATTTGTTGTCTCCGGAACGGGATATTCTGAACGCTCACGCCACCACATTCGAGCCTTACGGCTAGCAAAACCCTCATGCTCTAGACAGACATAATCCTCAAAGTGCTGGTATCCGCAGTAATAGGACACTTTAATAGCATCCGGTTTTCCAACCTTTTGATGCCGACTATAGGTAATGTGGTCAATCTTAAATATTTCAACTATAGGGGCGTCACCTTTAATTAATTCCGCTGTGCTAGCTTCCTGCTTGAGCTTTGTCATAATAGGGAACTCGTGACCGCAACCTTCCGGTGAGGGATGGGGACTTCCTCCGCAATATCTTACGCTAGCATGATTATACATCCCACATGCTTCACAGAGTTTTACCGGGGCTTCCCCACCTTTCGTTCCTTTCTTTCTTGGTATGACAGGGTCATTGATTGGGCCAAGTCGTTTAGTATTTCCAGCAAAATCCAGAACAAGACAGTTCTCCTTTTTGTATTCGGCACACTCAAACGGTCGAGTTCCGCGACCTAACATCTGGACCCAAAGAACAGGAGACGCTGTAGGTCTCAGCATGATGATAAGGTCGATACCGGGCATATCGAAGCCAGTTGTCAAGACGTTGTTGTTTGCAACAGCTCTTAACTTCCCGGATTTAAAATCCGCAATTACTTGGTCGCGTTCAGCGTCTTTCATTTTACTATGGACAGCCCCACAAGGAATTCCCATCATTGTGAGCATATCCGCAGTATGAATAGCGTGATCCACACCAGAACAGAAAATAAGCCAATGGCGTCTGTCATAACCACATTCCATGGCTTCTCGCAGAGCAACGGAAGTTATTTCTTCTTTATCTACAGCATTTTGCAACTCACCCTGAATGAACTCCCCGCCCCGCATATGGACACCATCCACGTCCAAAATCATTTTTGTTTTCTTTGGGATAAGCGGAGCCAGGAAGCCTTCTGCAATTAGACGGTTAAATGCAGTTAGACCTGTAATGTCAAAAGAGATGTCTGTAAAGATTCCGTCTTCTGTAATTCGACCTTGACCAAGGCGCCAAGGTGTAGCGGTAAATCCGATAATTTTTAAATGTGGATTAATAGACTTTAACCCTTCAATGAGGGAGCGATACATTGTCTCTTCGCTTGGGCTAACGAGATGAGCTTCGTCAATTAGAATTAAATTAACGAAACCGAACTCTGCCCACTTTTTGGCAACGGAGGCAATCCCACCAAAGATAATTTGGTTTAAGACGTCGCGCTTTTTGAGACCTGCACTGTGGATACCAGCGGGCGCATTTGGCCATATTGCCATCAACTTAGCATGGTTTTGTTCGATGAGCTCTTTGACATGAGTCAGGACCATAATTTTCTGGTTTGGATAGTAGTGAAATACACTCTGAAGAAAACGTGCAATCACAACGGACTTCCCCGTACCTGTTGGCATTGCAACAACAGGATTTCCAGATTTAGCAGCAAAGTAAGAATAAATGCTACCAACTGCCTCGGTTTGATAACTACGGTCCTGAATGCTCATGTTAGAACTTTTCCTTACGTTTCCAATGCTGGCAACCAATCAGCTGGCGTTCTTTATTTATGACAACAACGCTATCACCCGCCAGGCACTCCCACTCAGCATTCTTTGCGGGACGACTAAATTCGCAAGTTCGGCAGTTGATATCCGGAAGGGCGTTATTGTGGCAGACTGGACTATGGTCGCAGAAACGACATTTCCAAAAGCCGGGAGTTCTTGCAATTTTAGGAGGCGGTTCCTCCATCCAAACAAGACGCTCACCTCGGTCTAACAACTCACCAGCAAGAACACGGTCCAGATAAACAATTTCCCCGTAGAGTTCGTCGTTGTCCTTATTTACCGCAAGATAAAGGCAGACAGGAATACCCATCTTTTCCATATAGGTATTCATCTGGCCAAAGTGTTCAAACTTGGCTTCACGAACCCCCTTGGATTTGAGCTCTCCGAAAGACTTAGCGTTATGGGTCTTGAACTCCGTGAGGCAAACTTGCCCTTGCGGGAGATCCGGGATACCCATTGCAATCCCATCGCCCGAACCGCCAAAATGACCTTCAGCGTGATGGATTCGGAACTGCTTCCCGTTTTCGTCCTGCTGATAAATCTGACAACCAATCATCAGGAGCATAGCAATGAAACGCGCTTCCTCCAAGTGACCTCTGTTAAACAACCGAATCATTCGACCTTCGAAATTGGGCTTGGTTGCCCATCGGAAGTTGTACCAGATAGCCCGACCACATTCTCCTGCAATTAAGGAAGCTCCCATATGGGAGCGATGTGAGTCCGGTTCTGTTCTATAAGCATCGCCAACGTGTGTAATCACACGTCCAAGCCAGCGACGGAATTCAATACCTTGGTCCGCCTTAATCATACCATCGATTGCGGCCACGGTCTGGGTTGCAAGTGTTATAGCCATTTCGCTTCCTTATGGTTTAACGCCACTAACGCTACGATCCCCATTATAATGGCCTTTGCTGCGATAAGACGCATTGAGCGGAACTTTTTTATGCCGCCAAAAGATAATTTGACCTATCATGTCAAACCAGTGCAGTCTCACCGTGTGAAACTGCGAGACGTTTTCAATTTCCAACGTTAAGACGGAATTGTTAAAACCCGGATCGATATGTACAGCAAGAAGATGGCCAATAGCGGAACGAGCGGATGTGGATTTTAAGTGGAACGTTGCACTCAAATCGTCGGGCATGTCGAACATCTCGACCGTATGAGCTAAGACGAATGCCTTCGGTTTCAAATCGAAGAACGGATTGTCTTTGATGTCAAGGACAACGCTTTCCATTTTCATTGGTTCGCGGTTCCGAAGGACAATAATGTGGTCACCGGGCATTTCCCGTTGAATAACATTACCAAGTCTTACATCGATTGATGACCCTTGCACCTGATCAATGCTGTCTAAGCCTGTAATTACCTTGTCATTGACAAGTTCGAGCAACTCTGTATAACTAAGCATAATTCCTCCAAACAAAAAAGGACGCCCGGAGGCGCCCTTTTTCAAAATGACTGCAATTAAGCCTGGGGAGCTTGGGGAGCCATCCAGGGCGGGGTTGCTGTCTGAGCGCCCTGCCAAGGTTGTTGAACCGGGGCCTGAGGAGCTGCCGGTTGTTGAGCAGGAGCTTGTTGGACAGGGGCAGGTTGCGGAGCCGGTGCAGGGGCTTGAGGTTGCATCGGCGGTGGAGCGAACTGCGGAGCT